CTTTAATAAAATTTCTAACTTGGTTGATAAATATTCTTTAAATGTACTCTATAAACCAGGTCAAATAAATCATTATAATTCTATATGGGTTATCAGATATATAAATGAAGTTGATAATCAATTTTTTATTTTATTAGATTTTTTGCGAAAAGTTTTTAATTATAGAACGGATGAAAAAGATGGAGTTGATTTATATTTTTCTTTTGTAACAAACACTGGAGGATCTCATGTCGATGAGGAAGATGTGTTTCTTGTAGGCTTACATGGAAAAACAATTTATAGAATGGTTGAAGACAATAAAGATTATTGTTTAGAAAGAGGAGACCTTTTATACATACCTAAAGGCATTTGGCATAAACCAATTTCAGCTACTCCAAGATCAATAGCTTCTATGGGGTTTTTTATTTAATGAAATTTTTAGGACTTAGAGTGTGTGAACATGACTCCAACCTTTCTTACTTTGATGGCAAAGATGTGCATTATTTTAAATATGAAAGACGTACAAGAAAAAAGCATGATGCCTATGGAAATTTTGAATCTTGGGTACAAGAAATAAAAAAAGTATGGAATCTTGAGATAGAGGATTTAGACGAAATAGGTATAGTTTTTGATCCTTGGCACTATGGTTTAGATGTTGGAGATGATAATTTTTTTCCGTCAAAAAAATTTAAATATCTTCCTTACAATATGACAAGAATTAATCATCATTATGCTCATGCTTTAAGTAGTTGGCCCTTGGTAGACAACTGTACCAAACATTTTATTTTTGATGGTTTTGGAGATTATAAAATTTCTTGGTCTTTTTTTGAAGATGACAAACTAGTTGATTTAGGTTTTTATAAAGATGAATACTCATTAGGTCATTGTATGAATTCTATAGCTTTAAATTGCAACGTAGAGGCTGCTGACCCTACTGACCTTGCAGGAAAGTTAATGGGACTACAAGCGTATGGAAAAATAGATAAAAAATTTTTAAATAAAATAATTAATTTTAGTGGAAAAGAATTACACATAGCTACTGACTATGGTCTTTGGCAACAACATATTGGTGATGATACAGTGGCTAATTTAACAAAATTAGATTGGGGTAAAACTGTGCATTTTGCTGTTGGAGAAATTTTAGTTAAACATTTTAAAAAGTATGTAAATGAAAATGACGTTGTAAGTTTTTCGGGTGGTTGTGCACAAAATGTTATTTGGAATACTCAATTAAAAAATGCTTTTAAAAATTTAATTGTGTTTCCACATTGTAGTGATGAAGGACTTAGTCTTGGGATACTTGAATACTTTAGAAAAAAACATGACCTACCTTTTTTTAAAAAAAATAATTTTCCATATTGGCAACTACAAGAATAATGATAATAACAAATCAAAACGACGCTGTAAAAGTAATCTTAGATCAAAAAATATTAGCTTTATATCAAGAAGATCAAGCAGAGATTGGTCCGAGAGCCTTGGGTAATAGGTCTTTTCTTTTTGATCCACGTAATACGCATGGCAAAGAAATTGTTAATAAAATAAAAAAGAGAGAAAACTACAGACCTTTTGCAGGAACAATTTTATTAGAACATGTTAATGATTGGTTTGAGATGGGCAACATAAAAGAATCACCGTATATGCTTTTTTGCGTACCTGTAAAAGAACACAAAAAAAAAATAATACCTTCTATAATTCATGTTGATGGTACTTGTAGAATTCAAACAGTAACACAAGAACAAAATAAAAATTTTTATAATTTAATAAAATGTTTTTACAAAGAAACAAATGTTCCTATTCTTTTAAATACGTCGTTTAATATAGCAGGAGAAACATTGGTTGATAATAAAAGTCAAGCTTTAGATACCATTGAAAGGTGTGAAATAGAAAACTTATATATACCAGGAGATAGTTTATGATACCAAGTAATGTAGATGTATTTGCAACATCAATTATGAAATTTAATTTTAATCAAAGTGAGATAGCAAACTTATTAGATGAAGTAGATCAGAAAAAAAATAACATTAAAAAAACAAGTTCTTTTTATAATACGACTAGTAACGGAAGTGATAAATACTATACAGATTTTTTAAAACCTACAAGAATACATGCTTTTGAAATGTTAATGAATACGGTAGGTGCATATTTTGTTTCTGATCAATTAAATTTTAATGTTGTTAAATATTGGACAGCGATTTATGGTAAAAACTCTGTTCATGAACCACACAACCACACAGCAATAGACAGCAACTTTTCAAGTATTCTTTATTTGACTAATAATGGGTCAACTACTTTTTACACACCAAATTTTTTATCAAGACAAGAATCTTACGTAGAACAAGCTGAAGTAGGTAAACTTTTAATTTTTCACTCTCAATTATTTCACAGCGTTTTTTATAAAGAAAATTCTGAAAGAATAATTATATCTGCAAATTTGGATATTAGATGACCAAAATATTTATTGGTACACCTTGTTATGGTAATATGCTTACGGCAGACTATTTTAAAAGTTGTATGCAATTGGTAGCTTTAGCTGCACATAAAAAAATAGAATTACAGTTTGGTACAATTGGTAATGAGTCTCTAGTAACAAGAGCTCGTAACACATTGGTACAATTGTTTATGGATAACACAGAGTATACACATCTTTTGTTTATTGATGCTGATATAGCTTTTAATCCTGAGTCTGTTTTTCGTATGTTAGATTTAGACGAAGATATAGTAACAGGAGTATATCCTCGTAAACAGATTAATTGGACAAAGGCTATTACCAGAGTAATAGAAAATCCGAATATAAAAGAAGATGAACTACACGCAGCTTCTTTAATGTATAATTTAAATGTTAAAGATCCAAAACACGTGGTTGCTAAAAAAGGATTTATAGAAGTGTTAGATGGTGCAACTGGTTTTATGTTAATAAAAAGAAACGTGTTTAAGAGAATGGCACTAGCCTATCCTAATCTTAAATTTAAATCTGATCAGCATTTAAATGATCCTCATGATAAAAGATTTGATTATCATGATACATCCGATTGGAACTATGCGTTTTTTGACACAATGATAGAGCCTAATACTAAAAGATACTTATCGGAAGACTATGCATTTTGTCGTTTATGGCAGAAAATAGGTGGTAAGATCTACGCTGATATCATAAGTGGTATGACACATATGGGTAATTACTCATTTAAAGGTAACGTAGCCACTCAATTCTTGCCACAAAACAATAAATAATTTAGTATACTCCGACATGAAATTAGTCGATTTAAAGTTTCAACCAGGCATTGACAAACAAGATACTGCTTATTCAGCAGGAGACCAACGTAAATATGTTGACTCCGAGTTTGTAAGATTTCACTATGGTAAACCTGAAAGATGGGGTGGTTGGTCATACTTACCTGATCCTAATAAAAGTATTGTGGGCGTGGTTCGTGATACACATAGCTGGATCGGTTTAGACGGAACAAGATATCTTGCTTTAGGAACCAATAGAAAATTATATTTATTCTCTGGTAGTGCTCTTTATGACATCACGCCTATTAGAGAAACAGCAGCTTTAACAAATCCTTTTACAACAAACGGTACAACAACAGTTTCAGTAACTGACGCAAATCACGGAGCTGATGAAGGTGATTTTGTAACCTTTGATTCCTTTTCAGCCATTAATGGTTTGGATATGAATAATGAATTTGAAATTACAACTTATGTTGACGCTAATACTTATAAAGTAACACACACAAGCGCAGCTTCTGGATCTACTTCTGGTGGAGGTGGATCAGGTAATGCTAATTATCAAATTAATATAGGACCACTTTCATCTACTTATGGTTATGGATGGGGAACGGATACTTGGAGTTCAGGTAAATGGAATGAACCGAGCACTTCTTCGGATGTTGAAATAGCAGCTAGATCTTGGTCATTAGATAATTTTGGTGAAGATTTAATTGCTACGGTTCTTAATGGTGGTACGTTTATTAAAGATCTTTCTGGTTCAATTGATGCAAGAGCAACAACTTTATCAAATGCTCCTACTGCATCAAGGTTTAGTCTGGTATCTACTGATACAAGACATTTAATGATTTTTGGTACAGAAACAACAATAGGTGATGCATCTACACAAGATGATTTATTATTTAGATTTTCTGATCGAGAAGATGCTACTGATTATACACCTGTAGCAACAAACGAAGCTGGTTCACTACGTATATCTGATGGCTCAAGAATAGTAGGTGCTGTTAAATCATCTGGTCAAATACTTGTTTGGACTGATACATCACTTCACGGTATTCAATTTGTTGGTACACCTTTTACTTTTGGTCTTAGACAACTTGGCGCTAACTGTGGATTAGTAGCACAGCACGCTGCTGTTGAAGTAAATGGTAGAGCGTATTGGATGTCAGATAATGCATTTTATATGTATGATGGTGTTGTTAAAAAAATGCCTTGTTCGGTACAAGATTATGTATTTGATGATTTAAATTACACGGGTAGGGGTGATACAACGTGTGGTTTAAATACAGCCTTCAATGAAATTATTTGGTATTATCAATCTACTAATGGATTAGCTATAGATAGAGCAGTAGCTTACAATTATTTAGAAAACACTTGGTACACAGTTACTGTTGGTAGGGACACTTGGCTTGGTGCGTATGTATATGAGAAACCAATTGCAACCAAGTTTTTTGGAACAGTAGCTAACGTATCAACAATACTTGGATTAACTGCTGGAGCCTCTGAAATTTATGAACATGAATCAGGTAATAACCAAGCAGATGGCACAGCAATACCAGCATCTTTAACAACTGGATCTGTTGAAATTGCTGATGGGGATGAGTTGATGTCAGTCAGTAGATTAGTTCCAGACTTTGATAATCTTACTAATAACATGACAGCAACATTAACCTTGGAACAGTATCCACAATCTGCAGCTAACGTAAGTACGACAGGCACTATTACTAGCACTACAGAGAAAATTGATGTAAGGGGTAGAGGTAGAGCGGTTAAAATTAAATATGAAACTAACACAGTTAATGACACAGCTTGGAGACTTGGATCGACAAAACTACAACTTAGACCAGACGGAAGAAGATAATGGCTAAACTAACAATCACACGATTACCAAATGCAACGCAAGAATATGACCCTGGTCAGTTTGATCAAATGGTTCAATTATTAGATCAAATTATTCTTTTACTTAATACAAACTATCAAGCTGATTTAAAAGCAGAAGCTGAGCAGGAGGCTTTTTTCTTTGGCTAATACATTTAAAAGCGCAATGGTAGATATTACCACAACAGATTTAACAGTTGTTATAACAGTTCCTACGGCTAATGCAGGTGCAACTCCACCTATTTCGCCTACTACGGATGTAGTAAAATCTCTTTTAGTTTGCAATGACTCTGGTTCAACAACTTTAGTTGATGTTGAAGTTGTCCGAGGTGCTGCAACTTTTGAACTATTCAAAGCAAAGAGTGTTGCTACAAACACAACAACAGAATTATTGACTCAACCTTTAGTTCTGCAAGAGAGTGATATTCTTAAAGTTCAAGCCAATGCTGCCAATCAGGTGCACATTATAGCCAGTTTTTTGGAGGTCACGAAAGGACAACTCTGATTAATTTACATTCGTTATTTATTACCCCCGTATTTTCACTACAACTAAAAGGCCATGAACATCTTATTGATAGCATTTATCAACTACGAGAAAAAGATGAGATGGGTATGCCTCGGTCTAATGTTGGTGGTTGGCATAGCCATGATGAAATATATAGTATCAAGAAATTTAATCCATTGGTTGGTGACATTCTCAAATATGCTAAAGATTGTTTTAATCACATGGATGTACAGGATAATTATAACCCTGAGATGACGGGTATGTGGAGCATGATAAATCCACCCGGATCACGAAACAATGTACACACACATCCATATAATTATTTGTCTGGTGTTTTTTATCTTAAAGCTCCTAAAAAGTGTGGAAATATTGTGTTTCTAGAGCCTAAATCACAGTCAGAGGTACTATCACCCCCCAAAACTGATAAAGCCTCTATACACCTCGCACACAGCGTACAATGGGAACCTATTGAAAATTCCTTGATTTTTTTCCCGTCATGGTTACAACATGAAGTACAAACAAATAATTCTAATGATGACAGAGTTATTATTAGTTTTAACATAAATTGGAGAGATACTGATGCCGATAGTTGAACCTGCTGAATTCCT